TCTACGCTGATAGTACATTGGCCGAGGGCGGCACCTGTCTGCTCTACACGACCAACTGATGGACAGCGGTGTGCCCTGTGTGATCGGATTCCGGCTAGATTCAACAACTATACCCGGAATCCTTGCAGTCTACTGTGCAACACGTAGAGTCGAAACCCTGCTGCAATTAATAGTGACACAAGAACTACATTGCGGCTACGCTAACTGTCACGGATTAATGGCTGAATCTATTAGTCAACGGCTATTAGCTGTTGCTGATGCATGTGGGCTAAAATACCGGCCTATGCTTCCACGCTACCCGACTAATTAATCAGATTACTAACTGGAGCATATAATGACTAAAGATCCGTGGTACCATGCAGCGGAGTACTACACCGGAAAGACTGAGCAGTGGTATAAGATTACTCCCTCGAAAGATCAAGACTATAAGATGTGGTCTATTTACAGATCTCTGTTAAAACAGGGCTTTATAACTAGATACATGAACATGACTGGAGTGGTATGGGCAATGCAACGTAGTGAGAGAGATATGAGCATTCTGTTGCTCCTAGTAGGTACTAACACTATTACTCTGCACACCAAACTGATCTAATCACTCCATTCCAATCAAGTGGTGCCGCTGTAGCACTAGCTTATTATAGACCCACTGTGCGGTGCGACAGGCGCAGTAAACGACGAATTAATCGTCGTCTCCGCCTAGGTTATTTAGGAACTGCCTTAGCTTAGTACTGTCAGCTTCTGCTCGTACTTTGCCTGTTGGCTTACTTTCTGCTGTTTCTTCTTGTGCAGTAGAACTACTGCTTCCTCTCTTAATTGCGTTTACAATACTGCTTCCGCTGTTGCCAGTGCTATTGTTTGCTGTGGCATCTTCGTCTATATCATCACAATCCGAGATACGTAGCGTGTCTACATCAAACGCTAGGTCAATTTTATTACCCACACCACTTGAACTACGTGTCTTCATTAGCTGTATTTGATACCGGCCTCTTTCTCGCATTGCTCTACTGGTAAAGATACCAAACACGTTGTCTGCTGTTTGTATCTTACTCAAGCCGCCTGAGATGTGACTGTGGTCAAATTCTATTTCTTCTACGGCAGAATTGTGTGTTAAAATGTTGTTAGCATAAAACAATCTGTTACCGTCTGTGTTAATATCAATTGTATCTTCTTCACCGATGTATTCAATTGACACTATTTCGTCATATATCTCTGTTAGGTCATTAAAAATTTCTGGCATTGATCTATTATCTCTTTTGGATTATGTTTGTAGTCATTTTCCCAAACAACTAATAATTTATATTCTCTTTTTTTATAATATTCGTAACGTCTTGCGTCGGTGTTCCATATCTCTTTTGCAGATAATTTCTTTCTATACGGATGAGGGAAATCAGTGGCCTCATACAGTTCTGGATTAGCATGAAAGACATCTCCGTTAAACTCGATAATTTTTCCTTTATAAAACAAGTCCGGACAGATTACCGGTTGCGGAATATTATATTTTTGTGATACGCCCCAGATCATTTCGTTTGGTCCGTAATAATGTAGATCTACTATTACTTTCTTGAGCTCATCAAATAATTCTTGGCTTATTCTTGAGTAAGTAACATTTGATGAGTTAGTAGCCGATTGCAGGCAGCGCGCCCTGTATTTTTCTTCACCTAATGGAGATCCATACTTATTAGTAAAGTAGGATAAGCTACAATGATCCTTGCACTCTCTGCATTTTATCGGGCCTAGTATTGGCCCGAATTGGTCAATATAATATCCCAATGAGACCTTGTAACGCTGTGTATTGATCTTCTTTTCGTAGATCGCGGTGCCTTTATCTATACCATGTAGTACGATAAAATATTCTAAAGTATACGACGGATATTTGTGTCCATCTTTTCTTTTTTTCGCATACGATGCCGTGCGCTTATTTAGATAGTCTGACCACCGACCTGCGCCTTCAACGTCTCCGTGACGCGCTATATAATTCTCTAATGATGCGCCGCGACTACGAATTAGTACATCTGCTTTCTTTACGCCATAAAGATCTTCCAATCTCTGTCGATCTGTTTTAGTCTTGCTGTTCTTGATTGCAAATAACCTGCTGCCCAGTTTATCGCCGTATCGAATGATAAACGATCGCAAGCTCGACGAGTCTCTGCCAAGTCCGCGTATCTGTACATAGTTTTCTTGCAATATTTCTAATGGATGCATCTGTGTGACATAGTGTCTAATCTTTTGTATCAGCCATGTTTGATCTTTTTTGTCATAATTAATAGAATTAATTATTTCAATTTCGTGACTAGTTAATACTAATTTTTTTAGTGCGCTGGTGTTATTATATATATTTTGCATACAGTTATTTATCACGGCTACGCAAACTCTGCAATTTATTTCCTACTTTTAAGCCCGATGCTAGTGTACTAATTCCGTTAGTTGTTGGAAACTTATGGTTTGCTGAGCATATAATTTCTTTACCGGATTTGGTTTTAATCTTATAGACATGCTGTTTAGAAATAGGCAACACTTCGTCTACCCGGACCGGCCCTTGGTTTGAAGTTAAATAGTCACCTACTTGTACATCTTTGATTTGTATTTTTTTGCCGTTAGATTCAACTAGTGTATCTAATTTCAAACAACGGTTCAACTGTGCTGCTGTAACAAACACAGTGTTGAGTTCCATTGCTAGGTTACGCAGTTCTTCACTCACGTACTTGTCCTTGATGAACAGGTTCTCTGCACTGATCTTAGCACCGTTGGGCATCAACAGGTCTAGGTAATCAATCAACAGTACATCAACTTTGCGTCCTGTTTTGATCTCGTACTCTTTGATGTAGGCTCGAATGTCATTAGGCGTCTTGCCTGATGGCATGTACTTGACCTGAAAAGCACCACTCTTCTTGCCTATCATCTTAACTTTCATTTCAACATCGTCGATATTCTTAAATATCTCACGAGTTGTTATGCCCGACACCATACTGTCCACACGCATACTCACCAAGTTCTCACTTAGCTCCAGCGTTACATACAGCACGTTCAGGCCCGCCAAGGCCCAGTTTACACCAAGATTAGCAAGGAACAGTGATTTGCCAGCGCCAGAGTTATGACTGCTTATTCCATTGGTATAGTATCTGTGATTTTCATGATCGATGTAGAAGTCGTATACTGTGTGCTTACCTGCTGCTACTACGCTGGTCACTGTTTCGGTGCCGGATTCTGTGCTAATGCACTGTCCTGGAAACAAACAGCCTGCATATTTCCACTTGCCGTCGGACATTTCGAAAAAATGATCTGTGCTAGCAGTTATAGAATTTCCAGAGTCTGTGGTTAGAGTAACACACTCTTTAGTTCCTTTATTTCGCCAGGCATGTGCGGTAACATACCCGTCGGGGCTGCTGATCCGATAACTGCTGGTCGGAACACCTTCCAACGATCCCATGCGGACTTTTTTTGGCTGACTATTGTTATATAGGAGTACCAACTTGTCTTCTGATAATTGTTGTAACTTGTCTACTGGGTACCACTTAGATAACCACTCAACTCTCTTATCTAGTAAATTCATATTTTATGTTTCCTGTGTTCCAAAATCGGTTGTATCCATTATTGGTCATGTTTTGCCATTCTGACAAGCTGACGTCAAAATGTTCTAGCGTATCTTTTAATTTATGTTTCTGAAATGCCACCCTATTAAATACCACCTGAGATTTAAAATAAGAGTATCCCGGAGGGGTATAGTCTACAAACTTAAATCCCAGCTGTTGATACATGTTTCCGTTACTAAAGTCACGCGAGGCATATGATACTATTTTATGACAATTATGTTGATTTTTCAAAAAGTTGTTGAACAGTTTACTAGGAGCTCCCGCAACGTGATAATTCTTTTTAACTGCAAACCGATGTAGTTCCCAAGTGTCTTTTTCAAATCTCGATGCACCAAGCCCCATTACTGCTAGTACTTCGTTGTTATATAATAATCCTAACTTTATCTTAGAATTAATAGACTGCTGAATATGATTTTCGTCTAGAAAAGATCGATATTCCTGTGCTGTTAGATTAACTACTGAGCAACTACGTGCTCCTATTCGATCAGGTTGTTTGAGTAATTTATGTGTTAGCATACTTTTTATCAAGTCGGGATTACGATCTATTTGATAATCCCATAGATGCCACAACTGTAATCCCATGTCGTTACATCGTTTTGTTTTGTTCAGATGATATGCTCGGTCCTTGCCCATTAATTCGCTGTGCCAAAAGATGCCATTGCACTCTATACACAAATTGTGCTCCGGAATATAAAAATCAAGTTCCAGAGGTGGTATAATAGTTCTTGTATTTGTTTTATACTCAATTCCATGAGTATCTAGGAACGAACTTATTAGGTCTTCGTACTGGTTATTACGAGAGTCGAAGTTAAAAATATTGTACTTTTTTAAATACATATACACTGTTGTAGGGGCTACGTCTAACGAGGTCGCCATACAGTTTACTGTTTTGCCGTCGGCGTATTCTACTAGCTCGTCAGGCGAAAGTAAAATGCGAGAAGCTAGTGCACTCCAATGCTGCCGGGCAAAAACATCGCCGTAAGTATCTATCATAGTAGACAGTGCCTGATCTCTATTATTGTAACTACTATCTCCATATCTATTATGCTTGGTACTACGGATCTTGTCAATGAAATAAGGACTATGTGATGCGTTTTCTACCCCGTATAGTCTCATCATTGTTTGTTTAGCTTTGGATTTATGTGCATCTGTACTAAAGTAGTACTCAGTGCCATAACGGTTAATACAAGTTTGTTTCTGCTTGACTTTGACCCAATCTAATTGAGATGTGTGGTCGACTCCGTATTTTCGACGAACAGTTTCATGTGCCTTTTGTAGTCGTTGAGGAGAATTTACTTTGGCCTTTTTAGATATCTTGTCTTTTACTACCTGTGACTTAGCAGCATTAGCAATGCCGTACTTTTTTATGTTTGTTGATGATATCTTTTGTTTTACTTCAGGACTCTGAAATACGTTTTTATAACCGTACTTTCTTTCACTAGTGGACACCTTCAAGCTCTTTGTTTCGTCGCTAGTAGCACTGCATTTGCTAGAACAATACTTCGGGGGATTATAAATTGCTGCCTTTATCTCTAACGGCTTGTTGCAATTCCTGCACAATAGCTGGGCAGCCGTGCTAGTGATTATATACGACACTCGAGTATTAATCGTAGCGTCATAATTTAAAAAGGCAGTGTGGACTAATATACTATCGAGTACGACCGTGGGAAGAAGTTTCTTCCCACGAAACGACCCCTTGGCTGTTAAGTATTCCTGTTTTAATAAAGCTGTCAATGTTGTATAATTCAATTATTTTTACCTCAGTTTCGGCAATTACACATCCGCCGGCAAATATATTTAGCTCACCTCGGTTAAATCCACCAAACAGCTTGTTGTCTAGTGCTGCCCAGCCTGTTGCTACCTGGCCGTTGTTGTCTTTAATTGCGTTTAGCCGTGCTCTAGGATCTTTAAAGTAGTCTGTACCTAGATCCTTTTGTAGACCAATTTGCACAGCTTTTTTCACAAGATCCTCTACAGGACCGTACTCTCCTTTTTCTAGCAGATCTGCGCTTTGCAGAATAGCTGCTTCTAGTGCCTTGTGTCTTGCGAAGGTCTCGAACTCTGTGAGCAGCCAGTCATAATGATTCTCTTGTAGTTGGCCTGGATCTTTGAGTTTAGAATCCAGTGCTGCGTTTATCATATCAAACGTGGGCATAGCATTATATTCTGTAACATAGTTGTCAAGAAACTTTGCTGCCGGCTGTAAGCGCCTGTCAAACGCCTCTGGGTCAAAAACAGCTTGGCATCGAACGAATGTTTCTGCGTCAGTCATCATCATTTCAAGATATATCTTTTGTATTTCGTATCCGTAGTCTGTGTTTTGTCTAGTTGCCATTTATTAAGTGTGTTTCCTCTTGTATACTTTAGTAATTATTTCCTAGAACTTTTCCTCTTTAGATGGAAACCATTTCTTCGCCTTTAGTCTGTTTTTAAGTGGTGAATGCTCTGCTGCTGCAAATATACTATGCAGTGTGTATAATCTTCCGTATCGCAATACTGCGTCGCCTGCGTCTAGAATGTCGTTGTCCCAGTCAGGCATACTTAGTCCCCACCCTCGAGAGATTGCATATTCTACTAGTTTCTTTCCTGAGATGTCTCGGTCAGGTACAACTATGACGTCTTTATTTAATCTGTTGATTAGCATGGCTTGTCCGTCGCTAATTGACGACCCCATCAGCGCTGCGCCGCCCATGTAGATAGCATCAACCGGTCCTTCGAACACCAGTACTGCTACCTTTTCATAGTTCTGTGCGTCTAGATTAAACACATAATCACCCGGCTCTTCAGCTAGATACTTGGGACGCTTGTCACTGTTCACACTTCGAGCAGTGTAGCCAACCAATGTGCTGTCGTTATAAAAGGGTATTATTAGTCTATCTCTATAGGCTAGATCACTAGTCCAATAAAACGGGTAATCCTCTAGATATAATTCACGCGACTGCATGTATTCTACTACTGAAATAAAAT